CGGGCATCGTTCTACGCGTTCTTCGTCGCTGGATCCCTGGTCGTAGTTAAACGCTGTGAGAAAACGCCGCCGACCATTTTTTATGGTCGGCGACGTTTTCTCGTTTTGTGAAAGGATTTTATGAAATGCTTTATGGTATTCTTGTCTTTTGTGTGTGCTTCCTTTTTGTTTATATTGACAACTATTGCAAAAACCCCTACAAGTTGGAAGCAGTTGTCGGGTCGAAAGGTTCTGGCAAATCTTTGTATATGTCTCGTGTTGCTGATAAGTGGCTTCGTTCTAATAAGGGCTTTATTTTCTCTAATATGGGCATTGGTTATGAGTTAGAACCCGAATATTGGAAGCAGTCTTTTCCGCCTGATTCTCTTATTCTCATTGATGAAATAGGCGTTTTGCACTCTAACCGCGATTTTAAGACTATGCCGCGAGAAGCTGTTGAATTTTTCAAAATGCAACGTAAATATCGCTTGACAATTATTGTCTCATCACAAACCATGGATTTTGATAAAAAGATTCGTGATCTCTGCGACCGCATTTTTCTCTGCAACCGTATTGGCTGGTTTTGTCGTCTTACTCCTTATCGTTCTTGTATTGCTATGGAACATCGTCCGGAGGGAGGTCAAGAACTTGTTAACACGGTACGAAAAGCAGGTCGTGCGCGGTGGTATACTATCCCTAAGTCCGTGAAGCAGGTAAGTTCTTTAGAATACGATACAGAGCAGGTTATTTCTAAGCAATGATTCTCTACGTTTAGTCACGCGATAGCGTCTTCACCGCGTCCCCCGTCCCCGCAAGGGCAAAGCCCTTGCCATTCATCACCTGTTCGCATTGGCTTTTTAAAGCTGTATGTGTGCAGTTGTCGTGTAGGGGGTATGGTTATATCTTTAACGCTTTTCTTTCGTCCTGCGTGTGCCTGCGGCTGTTTATGGGCATTTTATTTGTAATATATAAAAAATCTTCTTGACATTCCTTTTTTTCTGTGATATTTTCTACTCACACGAAGGGCATTTGAATCTTCGGATAATTCCTTTCGTGAATTACGAAAGGATTTTTTTTGTCTTTCGGGAAAGGAAAAAAGTAAGATTATGAGCTTATCTAATACGGAACGTTACCCGCAATTTTTAGTTTTGTTTTATTCTGCTGAAAAATCCGGGCGTTTGGTTGAACTTCTGGAACTTGGTCTTTCACCGAATTTTAATGATGCTGTTGACGGTATTGAATATCGTAAGCTTCATTTTTCGGATGCTCTTGCTTCCCGTGGTCTTGTGTTAAAGGTTCGTCTTTATCATCTTATCCGTTCTAAAATCTAAAATCTAAAATCTAAAATCTAAAATCTACGAAAGAGGTATTTTTATGAAAATTAAAGTTTATGGCAAGGCGCATTTTTTCGGTACTTCTAAGAAGACCGGCAACAAGTATGATTTCATCCAGCTTCATTGTTTAATTCCTCTGCGTGGTGTTGAGGGTCTTGCCGCGAAGGTCGTTACCGTTTCTCCCGATCTTGTCAATTATGATTCTATCATCGTTGGCAAGTCCTGCTCTGTCGAAGTTGATTTTGACGGTCGTGTTGTTTCTTGCGTTCCTGAGAAGTTTTAATTCTCTTGCTGTTGGTTAGGGGGTGTGCCCTTTAAACATGGCGCGCCCCCTGTTCCACTCTTCCGACAAGTAGTAATACGTCGGAAGAGTGGTACAAAAATGTACCTTTAGGGGGTTTATAATGGTTCAGTACAACAAGTGTGTTGTTACTGATACCGGAACTTATTCCATTGATTATTTCACTTTTGATTTTCTTCTTTTAACTTCAATTCGTATATTTGATTTGCTTCTTCTTGAAATAGAGAAACTAAAGAGTTCTTGTATCAAGTATCAACATTTCCAAACATCTTATTTTGGTAATCTTAAAGATGTTTTTCAATGTGATTCACTTCATATTGAATTATCTCAAAATAATTTTCAACTTCGTCTTTCTTTTAATCCGAATCACTGTATAAATTCCGCTACTTTGGATTTCTTGCTTCGCTTTGTTCGCATTAACTGTTCTGTTATTGCTTTTCGTGTTTCGCGTTGTGATTTTACTTACGATATTCCTTTTCATCCTGATTCTGTTATGTTGCTTACTCGTAAAAATGAAGGTCACTTGAAGTCCACGCGTTATTATGGTGTTCGCGGTTCTTCCGGTTATCTTCGTGTATATGATAAACGCTTGGAGGAACAGTCACGGTTAAAGGATGATTTAATTGGTCATGACTTAACTCGTCTTGAATGGGAAGTACGCAACGAACAGCCTTTTAAGTTTGATCAATTTTCTGTTCCTGATTTTTCATCTCTTTGTGGTGCTGTTGCTCTTCTTAAGTATGTTGCTCCTGAGAATTACAATGCGGCTTTGCTAGAGCTTGATAAACGCACTCGGAAGAAAGTTAAAGATTCTGTTTTTAATCCTTATCCTTTTGATCCTGAGTTTTTCTTCCACTTGAAGAATGAGTATCTCAGAGAATACGGGTTGTTGGACACGTTCGCGCAGTCGTGGCCGTCTAAGTTGGATGTATGTATATAACTATTTCGCGGGGTGGTGCAATGGTAGCATTTCATGCTCTGAACTTGAAACTGCTGGTTCGATTCCAGCCCCCGCAACCATTACGGATTGACCTCCGTTATTCGATGTCGCGAAAGGTGGTGGCGAAGTGAATAAAAAGTGCCGATGCTTCTTTAAGCGCTTCGCCGCCCTTGTCGCGGCTCTGGTTATTTCTTTTTCTTTCTCTGTCTCGGCTTTAGCTGCATCTGATACGGAAGCTGCCATGCCATCTAACGATGATTTCAAAGCTCATCGCGGTTCTTGGTTTGTTTGGCGCACTCGTTCCGTTTCTGATAAATACTCTTATTATGAACTTTGTTGTTCTCCTGTTGTTTTTGATTCTTCGGGGAATTTGGATACTAATCTAACTAGTGCTTTTTCTTTTAAGTCTTCTTATTTTGATGTGAGCGCTATTGGCGGGGCGAATGTCACTTATTCTTACGCTTGTTCTATTCCTGTTCCCCTTTTTGGCTTTTCTGGTTGGTCTGAGCTTCCTTCTTTTCCTGTTGGCACTTGTTCAAATGGTGGTACTTCTTGTCTTATCTCTCTTTATTCTGCTTCTTCGTGGATTGATTCAGATTATTATGTCTCTTTAACTCCTTATTCTTCTAATTCTTCATTATCTGTTACTTTCTCTAATACTAGTGGTTCTTCTACTGATTCCGTTACTGCTGCTAATTTTCCGTCGCCTTTTTATTGCTTTCCTTTTGCTTTTCGTAAATATTCCAGTAGTAATTCAAATTCTTATCTTGTTGTGAGTGGCGACGATAATTGTATAATGTTTAGTAAGTCTCAAGACGTTTTTGCTTCTCTTGATGCTTCTAAATTCCTTGTTAATTCTGATACTTTTACTGCTTATCCCGATTCTTTTACTATTCCTTCTTCTTCTCTTGGTTTAGTTGTTACTAAGAAATTAAGCGGTAGTGGTCTTGTTACTCAAGCTTCTCGTTTTACTCCTTCTACCGAATGTCTTCTTGTTCCTACTCTTTTAGTACCTGTTGAAATGTTGCCCAATGTTAAGAGTGGTGATTGGATTTCTAGAGCTGATGTTGATTCGCTTCAAGATCAGCTCATGTCAGATTTTGGCGTCAATTCCGATACTTTGACAAATTCCAAAGATAACTTAAATTCATGGGGTTCTACTTCTTCTATTGATTCTCATGTTGCTGACGGTGCTTTTGGCCTTATTGACGGTATCTTTCAAAATTTAGGTTCTTTCCTCTTTTCTGTTTCTCTCCTTTGCTTCGGTGCTGTTGTTATCCGTATGTTTATTCGGAAGGCGGTGAGCGGATGAATTTTCTTGATTTTTTAAGTCCATTTTTTGATCTTTTTGGTTCCGGTGGCACTCTTGTGTTTGCTGTTGTTGCTTTCCTTGTTAGCCTCGGTATTTATAAGTTTGTAAAGGATTGGTTACCATGGTAGATTTCTGGGCGACGCTCGCTGTTGTTACTTCGTTTGTCTCGAATGTACTTAGCCTTTCTTTTTTCGGCTTCGGTACTTTTGGCAACTTCATCTTGATCTTTCTTCTTTTTTCGCTTGTTGGCTTTGTTCTCCGTGGTATTTGGGATGGGGGTGAGAAATAATGGAAGTTCCTACTATTATCAAAACTTGGGTTGATATTGACGGTGTCACTGTATATACTGTCCAGTTTAAAGATGGTAGCACTTGTGACATGACTGTGCAGCAGTATGATTATCTTAAGGCATCTTCTGAAGCTATTGTTAAACTTGAATTACAGCAAGATGCACAAGATGATTCTCCGGATGAAGCTCCTGTTTCTGGTGAACCTGCACAAAATATCTCTGAATCTCCTGACCTCCGTGAAGATTATGTTCCGCAGGAAGAAGAAATGCCTTTTGAGGGGAGTTTGACCGCTTATGATGACCGTGCAGCAGATACTCCGGCTTTGTATGCTAATCTCCCTAACGTCTCTAATAGTTTCACTGCTATTATGGATTGGTTCGGTGATACGTTCTTTGTGGAACGCACTGAGACTTTGCACAAGTCCGGCTTTACGTCTGAAAGGTACTCCTATAATAGTTCGACTCAACTTATTCAGCTGCCGTATGAAGAAGATATTACTACTACCTCTCAGGTTCTCAACCCGCAAGCTTGCTTTTCTGCTTTGCTTGTTGTCCTTGTTTTCATTACTACTGTTACATGGATTAAAAATGCGATTTGGGGGCGCATGAGTTAATGGAAATTCTTCCTTTACAGTATTGTTTCGGAATCTTCTCTGTTCCCGAAATTGGTTATTTCATCATTTTCGCTGCTGTTTTTTCTATGTTGGTTCTTCTGTTGCGTTCGTGACAGGTGCCATAAATAATTTTATGAAAGGATGATGACTTCAGGCCTCTACTTCTATTCTTGCAACGCTGCTTTCCTTGGTCGGCGAGTTCTTTACATCGATGATTACTTGGATGGGTCAGCTGATCGATTTTTATGAATCTCAGCCTATTCTTCTCGTCTTTGTGATTCTCGCTATCGCGGGCATCGTTCTACGCGTTCTTCGTCGCTGGATCCCTGGTCGTAGTTAAACGCTGTGAGAAAACGCCGCCGACCATTTTTTATG